AAAACATTTAAACATAAAAAGCCCACTGATAATAAGACTATGGATGAAAAAGAATCTCCTAAAAACAACAAATATAATTTACGCGCCAAAACTAAAGATCATTCCGCCATGGCAAATGAAAATAGCGGAAACAAAGGAGGAAGAAAAGGAGGAAGCAAATGTAATAAGAAAAAAAAAGGGGGAAAAACAAAGCACCAAAGGAAATATTCTATTGCTTCAGATAACTCCGATAGCGAATGGTGCCCCGAAGATTATAGTAGTGAAACCGTAAGCGAAGAAATTAACAGTAGCGACCTCGAAATAAGCGATGGGGAAATCAAAGACATCACCGCAGAGAATTTTCAAACACTTATTCAAAATATTTTCCCTCGTAAGAGCGAAAAAGAGAAACAAAAACAACTCGGCAAAATCGACGATATGCTTCAGAAACGCAAAATGGAACGATTGAAAAAACAGCGAAAAGAAAACAAAAAAATAAAGAAAAGCAACAAATCAAAAAATACAGATGACAAAAAGAAATTGGTGAGTGAACTTCCCGGATATGATAATTATTCACCGAAAAGCAAAAAAATCATCATTAAGAAAAAATCCGTTGAATCACGGCGAAAAGATAAAAATCGCCGAAAGAAGGAGAAAATCGATGATGATCGATATATCGACGAATTTGTGAAAAAATTTCTAAAAGAGGAAAAAAATGAAAGAATTGTCAAAAAATCCTCAGCGAAGCAAAAATTTCAGAAAAAAGTAAAATCTCAGAGAAATGTTGAAAATCGGAAAAAATTGTCAAAAAAATCCAAATCCCGAAAATCCAACAAAAAATCTTCAAATCGGAAAAAAAAGAAATATGAAGAAAAATACGATGAAGAATCTGTTGAAGAATCTACCGAGGAATCTGCCGAGGAATCTACCGAGGAATCTGCCGAGGAATCTGCCGAGGAATCTGCCGAGGAATCTGCCGAGGAATCTGCCGAGGAATCTGCCGAGGAATCTGCCGAGGAATCTGCCGAGGAATCTGGAGATGATGAGGAACAACCAGATAAAAAACTCAGTAAAATGTTAAATCGTATGAAAACACCTAGTGGAGGTAAAAATTTCGATGTTGTATTCTCAATTGATGGTTTTAATCCATTGAGTGAAATTTTGGGAGGAGGACATTCCTCACGAAATTCAATGTTTAATATGCAAGCCGAAGAAGAAAGCGAAAGCGAGAGCGAATCGGAAAGCGATGATTCCGATGAAGAGTCATTGAACAATGGAAAAGGAAAAGAAAAAGAAAAAGACAAGGATAAAAAAAATAAACACATTGTCTTTGAAAAAGGAGATCATATCATTGTTAAACTGAAACATTGGAAAAAAGAATATAAAGGAAAAATTAATCGTGTAAAAGAAGTGTGTCCCGATGAAAATGGCGTGCTCTGTTTAAACGATGACGCTGATAGCGAGACAAAAAATAAAAAAATTCAATACAAGTATGATATCAGACTGAATCCCGATAAAAATGAAGAAGAATATGATTTAGTCCGAGATGTTAAAGCGAGATATATTAGACTTGTTAAGCGAAAAAAAGATTGTGAAGATGACGATAACCTGACAGAAATGCTTAGGGAGATGGATAAACTCATACGTACAAAAAGAAAAAAGGGTAATAAATTCATGATGAATGAATTTCAAAAAATGTGCCGAGCCAAAGAGAAAATCATTCAAAAAAATAAAAGGAAAGAAATCAAGGAAGAAAAAGAAGAAAATATGATTGAGTATCGGCGCCTTGTTCGAGAGAAAAACACTATGAATGATATTAAATATTACAAGAAATTGCCCATTGATAAACAGCGACACATTATTAAAGAACTCAAGCGTGTTAATAGCGTCGGTCTCACGAATAAGCCATATCGTATCTCTTTGCTCGAAAATGACATTGATCCCAAATACAAACATGACGCAATTAAAAAAATTAATATGCTCAATTTCATGGACCCAGGTAGCGGCGAGTATTACAAAATTAAACAGTGGGTTGATACTTTCATGCAAATTCCGTTTGGAAAAACGGCGAGTTTACCCGTTACCATGGGCGATGGCATTGACAAATGTCAAGACTTCATGGAAAAAGCGAAAACTACTTTGGATAATTGTGTGTATGGTTTAAACGATGCCAAAATGCAAATTATGCAAATGATGGGACAATGGATTGCGAATCCCGAATCTGTTGGTTCAGCCATCGCTATACATGGTCCAATGGGAACGGGTAAAACAACTCTTGTAAAAGAGGGAATCAGTAAAATTTTGGGAAGACCGTTTGCTTTCATCGCACTCGGCGGAGCCACGGATTCGTCCTTTTTAGAGGGACATTCTTATACCTACGAAGGTAGTGTCTGGGGACAAATCATTGATATTGTACTTAAAAGTAAGTGTATGAATCCCGTGATATATTTTGACGAACTGGATAAGGTATCTAGTACGGCAAAGGGCGAAGAAATCATTGGTATTCTTACACATTTGACGGATACCACACAGAATTCTCAATTCCACGATAAATATTTTGCAAACATTGATTTCGACCTTAGTAAAGCATTGTTTATATTTAGTTACAATGACGAACAAAAGGTGAATTCTATTTTGAGGGACCGAATGTACCGCATTACGACCAAAGGATACGATAAAAAGGAAAAACTCACCATTGCGAAAAACTATTTGATACCTGTTATTGAGAAAAATGTGAAATTCGAGAAGGGCGACGTCATTATTCCTGACGAAACTTTAGAACATATCATTGAGCATGTCACCAATCGAGAAAAAGGTGTGAGAAATATGAAAAGGTGTCTGGAAATCATTTATACCAAATTGAACTTATACCGCCTTATGAAACCAGACAGTACTTTATTCGAGAAGTCTAAGACATTGAAAGTGTCTTTTCCATATACTGTGAAAAAGGAAGTTATTAGTAAATTAGTAACGGCAAAAGACAAAAGTTCTGTTCCATTTGGAATGTATATGTAAATATAGATGATGCGATAATACTACAAAATATTTTATATTTTTTAATATATAGATATGGGTAAGATAGATTATGAGGAATTAAAAAGAACGGCATATGACGTAAAAAATGGAAATACCGAAAATAGTCAAATAAATACAGTTGATTTGACTGGAAATGCTGGTAAAATTATAATTGGTGAAAATTCGAGCGATAAAACATATTCACATCCCGATGACCCTAACAAAAGTTATAATATAAAAAATGTATATTTGAGTAAAAATAAAATATTTGAAAATGCTCCGGAGACATATTCGCATGAATTGGTAATTCAAATGAATTCTACTGATTCTACTGATGATGATAAAATGTTTATTATATTCTTTGTAGACCCCGATGTACTAAATCTTTCCGAAAACAATAAAAAAAGTGATAAAGAATTTCGATTTTTAAATAATAATGATGTTGATAACAAAACACTCGCAGATATAGACCTTTCTAATTTAATTAATGAAAATTATCAAAATGCTTTTTTTATGAATATTTCCGGAATTAATAATACACCCTATAGTAAAGTTATTTTGTTCGAAGAACCTATCAAAACAGATTTGAGCGGCACAGTTCTGACAATCAATAAATTCTTTAAAGATTCAGATGCTAGTAAATTTGCATTCAACTATAAAAACCTTAAATATTATGCAGGAGGCACATATTATACGGAATGTGATATACAAGACGGCGGCGAAGACAGTGAGGATTCCGCATCTCCACCGTCTCCACCAGACATTGAACCCCCAAGTATAGATTGGGATAAATATTTACCATATATTTTGGCAGTTGCTTGTGGTATTTTAATGATTCTCATAGTAGTGACCCTTGGAGCCGGAGGAAAGAAATTCGGCGATAAATTTTCAAATATCATAACCGAAGCAATTAATAAGTTGAGTCAAAAAAATAAGGAGGGAGCGGGTACGACCGAAGAAATATCAAATAATTAAGTTTAAAAATAAATATGATACGTGTCATATTTATTTTTTTGTGTTTAAAAATTAAAGTCATTTTAAAGTGTGGAAGCATTATGAACTTTGGATTCCATGGGTAAGTAGTCGGGCGTTCTTAAGGGAACACGGCGCGTTCTTTTCATTTTCTCAACCATTTCGAGTTCTAAATTATCTTTGGGACCTACATTCATTCTACGTACATTTTCGGCTTTCTTTTCTTCGGAATGTAAATAACGGTCTTTGGCATCTAACTCGGCAGACAACTTACTGCGGTGAAAGAGTTCGTGGGCGGCCACGGCAGCAACAATACCGACAATGGGGTTAATGTATATCATCGCAATGACAAGTAATACGACGAAAAGTTTTCCTAAAAAGTGGTTAACCAATTGTGCTAAAACGTATGGTACTTGAACATCAAATAAGATGAAAACCAAGAGAATGGCGAGGATAACATAATCGTTGGTGTCGTTCATCATTTTTTCGAATTTACGCAACATATATAGTATGTAAAGTTTAATTTTTTGTCGTGATTATCGATTCTAATAATCGATAAGAACACAACAAGGAGCAAGACATCAAGTTGACATTTAATTTTTTCTGAATCGAAATTTAAATCTTGAACTTTTAAAAAGATGAATGGACTACGGTCCATTCACGTTTAAAATACAATTTAGGTTTTAACCTAAATTTGTAATTAAAAAAAGTTCATTCAAAACTATTCAAAACTATTCAAAACAATTTAAATCTTTTTCTGAATCGAAATTTAAATCTTTTGAATGAACTTTTTTCAAAAGTTCAAGGATGCCAAAAAACCAAATTTCTCTAAATCAAGACGATGGTGTAAAAAATACCGGCGAAGACGTTGCCACTTACTTAGGTCCTAAAGGTTATACAATTTTCAAAGAATGTATCGACCAAAAAGAACTGAAAAAAATAAAAAAAGAATTAACCGTAGCACCGTTCAAAGCACAAGGTTCAATGGGTGCTCAAGAAGTGGAACCTTTTCCCATCTTTCGAGAAACCGATGAGAAAATATTTGTTCCGCGGTTTTACGGTATTGAAAATTTCGGTGATCCCGATGCCAATTACTTAAGTAAGGGCGAAGACATCACGGTTAAATTCGCCGGTGACTTACGTCCTTTCCAAAAGCCCATCGTAAACAAATATATTTCACACGCTAAAAAACAAGGCGCAGGATTATTGGAAATTCATTGTGGGGCAGGAAAAACCGTCATGGGTCTTTGGGTAATTACCAAATTACGCAAAAAAACACTAATTATCGTCCACAAGGAATTCTTGCTAAAACAATGGGAAGAACGCATCGAACAATTTATACCCGATGCTAAAGTAGGAAGAATACAAGGAAAAGTAATCGATGTCGAGGGCAAAGACATCGTCATAGGAATGCTACAATCTCTTTCAATGAAAGACTATCCACTGTCTCTTTTCGAACAATTCGGACTCACTATTGTAGACGAGGTGCATCATATCGGAGCCGAAGTATTTGGTCGTTCTCTGTTTAAAATCGTGACGCCTTATTCGCTGGGTTTATCCGCGACAATGAACCGTAAAGACCGTTTAACACATGTATTTAAAATGTTTTTGGGCGAGATAGTATATTCGAAAAAGCGGGAAGGCGACGACCAGGTTGAAGTACGTGCCATCTTTTATCAAAATCAAGACCCCGAATTCGCCCAGACTGAATATAACTACCGACACCAAGTACAATACAGCAAAATGATTAAAAAAATCTGCGAATGGAATCATCGCACCGAATTCATTCTAAAAGTATTACAACAATTACGTGCCGAGAGCAAACAACAAATCATGGTTCTCGCTCACAACAAGAGTGTGTTGAGATACATTCACGACGCGGTAAAAGACCGTGAGATTGGGACTGTGGGTTATTATGTCGGCGGCATGAAAGAAAAAGCTCTAAAAGAAACGGAAAGCAAGGAAATCGTTATTGCCACGTATGCCATGGCGGAAGAAGCCCTGGATATAAAGAGTTTGGCAACGCTAATTATGGCTACGCCGAAAACGAGTGTCGAACAAAGTGTTGGTAGAATATTGCGGCAAAAACACGAAAAGGCAATAGTAGTAGACATCGTGGACCAACATGGTTTATTCTTACGTCAATGGGCAAAGCGTAAGGCTTTCTTCCGAAAATCCAAATACCGCATTATATCCTGTAACAATAAAATATTTATGAAAAAATATGGACGCACTCTAGATTGTACGTCTGGCGAAGTATTATATACAGACAATCTTACACTGGCGAAAAACAATTGGTTATTGTTGTGTGACCGCAAAGGCAAAATGTCGAAATTTTACAATGAGAAGAAAAATCCGCACTGTGGGGACTATGCATTCGGCGACCAATGGCAAGGTACAAATAGTGCGAAATCCTTTCTCGCCAGCATCGATTTGACTACAGAAGTGAGAGAATTAGAAGAATACCAGAATAGTATGAATAAAAAATAAATACAATTCTATGCGATTTTGAAACTCAAATCCATTTTTTTTTATTTTTTCATGATATTCTGATTATAAATAACGTATAATAATTATACAAATGTGATTACAAGTTTCTGTTCTAAAACAATTTCAACAATAACATAATGGCTTCTTCAATCACGCATTATGAAGATTTCTTAACTAATCCCGAAAAATACCTTAATCCAGAGGAATCATGGGATTATACCGAATATGCTACTCTGTTACAAAAATTCTTTGAAATGATCGTAAAACCCGAACAATCGGGTAAAACTTGGCAAATGTTGAAGATTATCAGAAAAATCCATAGTCTTAAAAAAGAAGGCAGAATGATAAACATAATATTTTGTGCCAACAACTTATTATTGACGAAACAAACCAACGCACGTTTTGCCGAAGAATTGGGAGAAGATTCCTATATCGAATTTTCATCCAAAAGTAAAACGGGACACACCAACAAGAAAATGGTACTTGCTGATTTAATGCTTAAAGATAATATATATAACGTCATATGTTGTACCAATTCTGTGAGAATGGGAGACATTGTAAACATAATCCAAACACTCAGGACCATGTGTAAAGATAGCGCTTTCAGGGGATTCACAATTTGGATGGATGAGGCAGACGAATATATTCAATACATTATAAAAAATGTTATTCCAATTGTTGAAGAATGTCAGGTCAAAGTTAAATTAATAACCGCTACACCGTTAAAACTTTTCGATAAATTGGGAGACCTCCCTGTTATTGGGATGGAAAAAAGCGATGTTACAAGTTGCGACTATGTTGGTTGGGAAGATAATGAAATCAATCTAAAAAAAAGTTTGGGGTTAGATACAATTATGTATGCCAAAAAAATATTGGATGAACATATTCCACATTTAAAAGCGGGTGATAAATTGTTTATACCCGCGGGTTATTTTAAAAAAACACACAATGCGATGGAAGTTATGCTTAAAAAAAAAGGGATAGCCACTTTAAAAATAAATGGCGATGGTATCGAATTAGTCTTACCCAATGGACAAATGGAAAGAAGGGATAAAAATGAAAATATCAATAATTTAATACATTATTTCATCAAAAAATATAATATTTCGGATAAATACCCTCTCGCTATAACAGGTTACACCTGTGTGAGTCGCGGTATAAGTTTAATGAATCGTAAAAACAATGATAAAGGGTACCAAAGCCTTTGGTTTGATTTTGCAATATTATCCTATGTCGAAAATCACGCGGCAGTTTCACAAATGGCAGGACGAATTAAAGGGAATATCCGGTGTTTTGATTGGAAACCTTGCAAAGTATATACTACGCCTAAATTCAATGACATTGCGATTGTTCAAGAAAAAATATCTCGTATTTTACCAGAACTCGCAATGGAAAAGATAAAAAACGGCGAAGACCCCATTATTTCAAGGAAAGAAATACGAGATAATTGTGGTTCTTATATTTCTAAGAAAAAAAAATACAATAAATATGAATCAAAAAATTATGATCATTTTAATGAAATATTTACTAATTTCTCAGAATTGAAAGAATTTCTTTCAAATAAATTCGATAGGTCACCACCTAGACCACGAAAACCCAAAAAAACAATTGGTAATTACGAGGTTACCACACAATCTTTAAAGCATAAAGGGGTGAAAAAAAAACCAAAATCAATATCAGACAATTATAGATTACTGGAAAAAGAATTACCAGGTGATGACTACCAAATAAAAGGCAAAAATAACTATGAAATATATCCTTATTACAAAGACTTGGATTCTCCTCCAGAAGAAGTAAAATACAGATTATATTATAAAATCGATAAAAGATGGTAAAAAAACTAAAATCACAATAAAAGACTGAATGATAAAAGATTAATATTCCAAAGATTCAATCATGTCGCTTTTCGACACTCTTAAATACGCTTTATCGCGCTCATCATCATCCAAAATTTCCCTCAGAGGGGTCCATTTTTTAAATTTCTTATGGTATCGACAGAGCATTTTACGTCTTTTTTTATTGAGATATTTATCCAAATCGCAATTTTGATACATATCTTCGTCGTCGCTTTCTTCCAAATAGTCCAGATTATCATTCTCCCTAATACAACGAAACAGTTTGTTCATCATCACACTCTGTTTATAGCTTTGAATACTCGCCACTCGGAAATTCTCTGCATCCAGCGTATGTAAATAATATACGTCCTCCATCACGTCGGCACTTACCTCAAATACCGCCTCCACACCCTCTCTCTCGGGACATTTGAATTTTTCAATTTTGTGATTGTAATATGTTTGCTTATTCTTATAAAGTTCGCGGCTTTGTAAGGCGTACAATTGGTAAGGCAGATAGGGAGTTTGCCGGATGATATCGTCGGCTGATTCGGCAATAATGGGGAGACCAAATACGATTTCGTTTTCCAAATAAGTGACTTGTTCGATATAACCACACTCTTCATCGAAAAGTTTCGCAAAGAGTTTGAATTTTTGAAAGGGATTTTGATTTCCCACATATTTCCCTTTGAAATAGTGAATATCTTCGGTATTAAAGAATTGTGTTGTTATGTTGTTTTTTTTTACTGAAAAGCGGGTTCCGTATACAATGGTCCCGCGTCCTTGACAGAGAGACTCGTCAAAAGCACAGCGAATCGTCGAAAAATTACTCAATTGTTGATTTCTCCGATCAATTTCCATGAAAATACATTTGGGTGTTCCCGAGAAGTTATTAAACCATGCGAAATATTTTTGACCGTAAGGTATAGATAAAAACACGGTTGTTGGATTTTGAACTATTTTATGTGCTATTCTTTCATAAGACAGTTCGACATTTGGAAAATTTTTCAGAATTTCATCTCCTTCTGATTTGTGATATCTATTATTGTTTTGATTTCGACTATTGTTTTGATTTCGCCGATTGTTCTGATTTCGACTATTGTTCTGATTTCGGCGATTGTTCTGGTAGCGCCTATTGTTCTGATTTCGGCGATTGTGTTGGTTTCGATTGGATGGCATACGATTTTCAAGATATAATAATACTTATAGAGATGTTTTTAAATTTCGATTTCTGACTCTTTTAAATCTTAGGTCTTTGACCTAAGATTCAAAACCGTCGGGCAAAAAAGTTTAATGTCGGGCAAAAGATTTAAATTTCAGTCGGCGTAGCTAGCTCTTCTCTTTATATTTTCGTGTAACGAAAATTAAAGAATTACAACAAAAAATCGGCACTTGGTATATTTGTATTACCGGAGCTAAAATTAGATATTGACAAATCGGGTCTATCAGTAACATTGGCCAAAAATTCCTTTAATTTGCTTTTCATTTCCTTTTTTTCAACTATTTGCTCTTGTGTCGAAATACTTTTATCCGCTTCTTTACTATAATCATTTATTTCCATTTCCATTGAACGATACATATTGCCATATTCGGTCATAGGTTTATTTACTAAATCTTTTACTTTGGGAACGGTCAATTGTGATTTAAAATACCTGAAAGTTTTGTGTACTATCCAAATCAATAATATTGACAATACAATATGTTGCAATGTCCATAAAAACATAATATTTTATATTGTATACTTAATACAACAAAAAATATGAGAAAAAACGAAGAACTTAAGATAAAAGACTTATAATTTTCAATAAATCTTCTTTCATAAGTTCATTGTTGATGTCTTCTTTGGTTTCAAGTTCGACATTTTTCAGATTATTATTTTCAAATTCAAAAATAATATTTATTTTCGGTACAAGCACATCAAAGAATTTTTCTTGACGTACCTTTATTTTTTTATGATTTATGGGTATATGGTGTACGACTTCCTCATAATATTCATTGTAAAAATTGGAATGGAATAGAGAAAACCGCTCATTTAAAACAATATCATCGGTTTTTTGGTTACAAGATTGATAATTTGTCGAACATCCCTTAATTCTTTCGAAATCCACCGAATATTTCAATAAATTTCCCTTCTCCGTATCATACTTATATACGGCATCAATGGTGATTAATTTCAATATCTCTGTCACTTGTTTTTTCCTGGTTGCTTTACTAAATAATGGTCCTGTCATACCCTTTAAATGTCGACACGTATTATACCACTCCATGTATTTTTTAATAAATTTACCATGTGTATTGGGACCAATATTTATACCTCTTATTTGATATTTCATATTGAAAATAGTTTGTTATAATATATTTGTTGGAAATTGCTTTAGATTGTTTCAATATTTATTTATGTTAATAATATGAATAATATGAATAATATGAATAATATGAATAATATGAATAATATGAATAATATGAATAATATTGTCAATATACTGAGATAATATAGAGTCAATATATTGGAAAAATATATCTAAATAAAATATTTCAATAAATGATTGTCAATAAAACAATATAAAACTATTTTCAATTTATTATCCAAAATGGTTAAATTTCTAGTTATTTCGAAATCGGGTAAAATCAAAACGGTTAACACCACAAAATCTTTTGATCTTTCAAATTTATACAAAAAGTGTGGGTTAAAAAATGACAATTGTTTTGATGCTAGGTCCACATGGGGCTGGAACGGTAAACACATCATATTATATGCTGCAAATGATGGGCGCGCGGGACAAGAGAACAAATATGAACTACCGCCTCCTGTAGATACACATATCTTTTTCGGAGGAATGGCTTTAATTTGTATCGATGGTGATGAAATTTCGGAAGAAAATTTGTCAAATTTCACGGAGAAAAATTGGAAACAATTATACGAAAAATTATTAGGTGGCTTTGAAGATTTAGATGATGATAGTGAGTTTGACGAGGACGACGAAGATATCGATGAGGATGATTTGACTAAGGACGGGTATTATAAGGATGGTTTTGTAGTGGATAGCGATGAGGAGGATGAGGACGAAGATGATGATGAAGACGCATCAGATTATGATGAAGAAGCCGATAGTGATTATGTTCCCGATAGTGATGAATTGAAAGAAGAAGATTACGAATTGTCCGAAAACGGTGAAGATGAAGGCGAAGGTGATAATGCGGATGAAAAAGAAGCAAGTACAATCGTTAACGATAACGAGGGTGAAGGAGAAGGAGAAGGAGAAGGTGAAGCGGTTGAAGAGCCGAAAAATGAGAAAATTGCTGATTAAATATTACAAGGAAATAAAATCGAAATAAAAATAAAACAATATTAATAATAACATAAATAATTATTATTAATAATAACACATTAACACATTAATACATTAACACATTAACACATTAACACAAAACAAATGAAAATAACTGACCCAGTAGAATTTCGCAAAAACAATACGACATTATTGGATAGATTTATCCAAAATGAAAAAAAATCAAAGAATTTAGAAATCAGTATTTATAATTTTTCCATTAAAACGGCGACGGAGAAAAATGTATTGAAAAAATGGGAAAATCCAAGATTTATCAAAATTTATATGAATCAACTCCGCACAATTTATCTTAATTTAAATCCCAAAAATTACATTGGTAATAATTATTTGTTGGAAAAAATAACCAAAGAAAATACTCGTTTCGTAATTAAAGTAGGACATATGTCTCATCAAGAATTGTTTCCTGAAAAATGGCGCAAAATGATCGAGAAGAAAATAAAACAAATGGAAAACTTCGAAAACTTTGACTTTTCCTCGGCCTCATCTGAATTCAAATGCTTTAAATGTAAGAAACGCAATTGCACCTATTATCAGTTGCAAACGCGCAGTGCTGATGAGCCCATGACGACTTTCATACAGTGTTTAGAATGCGGTAATAATTGGAAACAATAAGTAAAAACAATAAATAAAAACAATAATTCAAAATACTAAAATAAAATTATTTTTTATTTTGGTATATCAATATACTATAATGTCATGTCAAATAAAAATACAATATAAATGTTCTCAAGTAATCCAGGCTTTTGACATTACATTAAAAACCGCACATACCATCGCTTCGAATGGTATTTATGATATGTCCAACATTCGTCAATATCATCACAATCAAAGTCAAGTTGAGCGAAATAATTACAGGATAGTCCATACTTCGACAGGGGGAGGCACCGAGCAAAGATTTATAGGGTTTGAAGCAAGTGGTTTACATTCTATAACCCAGACCGACACTTTAAAAGATTTATTTGTTTTTGAAACGGGTGAAGCTTTTTTGGATGATCTGGAACTCGTCTATTCCAAAATTAAACTAGTTAGTTCAAATGGGACCCTAATCCCGCCTTCCGAGTATGTACTGAGGGCACGACTAAATATTACTGATCCCAAAATGTTTGCAGTTTATTACGTCAATAATACTAATAAAAATTTCATTGGTACTCAAATTGAATTTGAAGGTTCGGATACAGCGATGGATGTAAGCAATATTGATGTTTCTGAAAATAATTTCAATATGAGATTGTTTACAGGAGGACAAAAAGCAGTTACTATTTTCCCTTTGGATGATTCAAATCAGATAAGTGCGGGGAATATATCAGCCAATACCGAGAGTTATTTGTATAGTGCAAAATTTAAGGGTATTCCTAACCTAACAAACATAAAATTAAAAAAATATATCATTGCCGATGCCGAAGGTATTGAATTACCAAAACCTTTGGATGCGTCAATGAATGTGATTTATAATGTGGATTCAATGAATGTGATTTATAATGTGGATTCATACGACGGCGTCATAAGTAATTTAAATAATTCGGCTTATTTGCTTTTTGATACGATGGATTTAAATCTCAATTCGCCGGCTATAACATCTATAATTACAATGAGAATTCCTGGTATAGCGGGTGAAAACGAACGAACATACGGTCCCAAATTATACTGGGAAACCGGAAATAGATATTTGACTTATTCGGGGCTTGATAAAATTGAAATATGGAGAAGAGATAATATGGATGTGACAAATATTTCCTTGGGTGGCAAAGATTATAGTAGTTACGGGGAAACACAATTAAGGTCATCGGGTTTAGTCAAACGATATGTTCTTACACCTACATTAGATATTCGCTTTGATTTTAGGGGGAATTCTTCAACGGAAAATTTATTGAATTGGAACGCGGGTAATTTTATTGACCCTGACCCCTCTATTTTACCCGAAAAATATTACGAATATGTTTTACGCGCTTTTTACAATACCAATATAACAGCATTTTCTAAAAGCTATATTGTTAGATTTTGTCCACCCGTACAAATAACGAGGT